CCGAAGGCATCGTAAATCGTGATCTCTCAGCTGAAGGTGCTGCTCTCATTAATAAGTGGGAACAGACAGGTCTTCTTGAGGGTCTCGGTGACGATACCGTTCGGAATGGAATGGCACGTTTGCTTGAGAACCAAGCAAAAGAGCTGCTCCGAGAGGCGTCCACCATGGCTGGTGGCGACGTCCAGGGTTTTGCAGCAGTTGCATTCCCACTTGTACGCCGAGTATTCGGCAACCTGATCGCTAACGAACTCGTAAGCGTTCAGCCAATGAGCCTGCCTTCCGGCCTCATCTTCTTCCTTGATTTTGAGTTCGGTGGTGACGGGTCGTCCGGCTCTCGCCGCCTTGGTTTCGCCAATAACACATCCATCTATGGTGGTGGTGTTGTCGGTTCGCAGATCACAGGTGGTGTGGATCTGAACGGACTTGAGGGTACAGAAGCCCAGGGTCCATATAACTTGCGCAACGGTTACGCTTCTCCAAGCGGTACTCTTGCTGCTACTGCAATTACAATTATTGCTTCCGGTACCCTGGGTGCTGGCGGTGCAGTAGCCCCAGGTTTCCTTGGCTTGGCTAAGGGCGGCGATCAGCCATCCGCGATGAGCGAAGCTGATTGTAACACCATTTTGCGATTTGATCCAGATCTTACTTCTGGCTCGAACTTTGTTATTGCCGAGTTTAACATGGCTGGAACACAGTTCTCCAAGCAGGATGCCACCGCATTCGAGACCAGCCTCGCCACGAACGTTGCTGTACTCGTACAGCGCCTCACGGCTCTGAGCCGATCCTTCTCGGATCTGGATGACTCTGGCAACCAGGACGTCCTCCGCGCACTTTATGTGTCGACTAGCGGTCAGACAGCCACAGCGCTTTCGACATCCGTTAACACATCCACGTGCCGTTTCATTGAGAACGACAACTTCCAAGACGCTTCGGCTATTGGTGCTGTTGAAGGAGCCGACTTCTGGGGACTGGAGAACAATCCACAGATTCCAGAGATCAACATCAAGGTTGATTCTGTGGCTGTCACAGCTTCTACCAAGAAGCTCAAGGCTAAGTGGACCCCAGAATTGGGTCAGGACCTCAACGCATACCACAACTTGGATGCAGAGGTTGAGCTTACTCAGATTCTTTCTGAGCAGATCGCTCTTGAGATTGACCGCGAGATCCTTGAGGACCTCGTAGTTGGTGCTCAGGCTGGTACCCGTTACTGGTCGCGTTCCCCAGGTAAGTTTGTTAATCGCGAGACTGGTGCCGAGATCGGTGCTAATGGCGCTCCAGACTTCACTGGTAACGTCTCCGAGTGGTATGAGACTCTCATTGAGACCATCAATGACGTCTCTGCACAGATCCACCGCAAGACTCTGCGTGGTGCTGCCAACTTCATCGTCTGCGGACCAGAAGTTGCCAACGTCCTTGAGTTCACAGCTGGCTTCCGTGCTAACGTGACTGCTGATAGCGACCGTGGCGACGCGGGTGCTGTTAAGGTTGGTTCCCTCTCGAAGAAGCTCGACATCTTTGTCGATCCATACTTCATGCGTAACGTGATCCTCGTTGGTCGCCGCGGAAGTTCCTTCCTTGAGAGTGGTTATGTGTATGCACCTTATGTGCCGCTGCAGACCACACCTACTATCTTCGGTGTAGAGGACTTTGTACCTCGTAAGGGTGTCATGACCCGTTATGCCAAGAAGATGGTTCGTCCAGACATGTACGGTCTTGTTATCTGTGGAGACATGGTAACAGGCTAATAAGTCAGACGTAAGGTCAAAATAGTTAAAGCCCCGTCTCTTTTGAGGCGGGGCTTTCTATTTAGTAATGTATTAATAGAGGAACTTTAAATGGCCATACCTAACCTTAACCCCGCATCAACTTCTAATGCCAACATTTTGCCCCCCACGGGCTCTACAGTAAATGTCGGTGCCACATTGCCATTCGGGGTGTATGTTGCCTCTAAGTATTTTCTCTCCGGCGCCGCCGACCAAGTGGCTTATACATACAAGAAGCTTGGTGGCGATGTACTTGATATTGAATTAACAGAGGGTAATGTTTATGCTGCCTATGAAGAGGCGGTCTTAGAATATTCGTATCTCGTTAATCTTCATCAAACAAAGAATAGTCTATCGTCTTATCTCGGCTCTACCACAGGGTCATTCGATCAGGATGGGCAGATCCAATCCGGATCCGCTCTTTCGGGCTCAGACATAGCTTTACGGTACCCTCGCTTTGAGTATGGATACGTGCGCAGAGTCACAGAGCAGATGTCGACAGAAACCGGGCTCGGTGGAACAGTCCCGATATACTCAGGATCACTAGCGAGAGTATCCGGACAGCAAGACTATGATATTCAGTCGATTATATCCGCCTCTTCGGCTACAGACACGCTCGCCCCCTACTACGAACAAGTGCAAGATAAGCGTATCATTGTGCGAAAAGTGTTTTTTAGAACGCCGCGAGCGATGTGGAGATTCTACGGCTACTATGGTGGTTTCTCTGTAGTTGGCAATATGCGTACTTATGGACAGTACGCTGATGACTCAACCTTTGAAATTGTTCCCACGTGGCAAAACAAACTGCAGGCGATGGCCTACGAAGATGCGCTCTATACTCGGGTGTCTCACTATTCTTACGAGATTAAAGATAACATGTTGCGGATTTACCCACGACCTGATAGCACAAGTCCCGAGAAGATTTGGATTCAATTTACAATTGAGAACCAATTTGAACCGTGGGACGAAACTGGCCGCGGCGAGAATGGCGCTAAAGGCATTAACAATCTTAACACAATTCCTTTCGAGAATATCCCCTATGAAAAGATTAACTCAATTGGCAAGCAGTGGATCCGACGTTTTGCCTTAGCTCTTACTAAGGAGATGTTGGGTCAGGTCCGGGGCAAATTCTCTACTGTTCCGATCCCTGGAGAAAGTGTTACACTCAATGCTGCTGACCTTCTGAGCCAAGCTCGGACTGAAATGGATCAGCTCCGGGAAGAGCTTAAGACAATTCTTGAGGAGACGACGTATGCTAACTTGGCAATCGTGGATGCATCCTTGCAGGACTCGGCGAAGAAGATTACTGAAAACGTGCCAACCGGCATCTTTGTGGGGTAATCTAGATGTCACGAAGCAAAAGAACACAAGCAGAGATTCAGGATAAAGAGGCGACCAAGTATGACTATGTGGGGGATCCCAAGGTTGCCGAGCACCTTCATGAGATTGAGGTTCCATCTTCCACTTTAGAGACGATCGATGCGGCCATGCTAAAGTTCGTTGATGAGACTCTTAATATCTCTACTTCAACCAATGAAGGGTTCAAGAAGGTCCCAGTACTCTGGGTAACAGCCGAAAGAGCATATCAGATTAAGCACAACAAGGACCTCCGAGATAAAGAGGAGACCCTGGTCTTGCCCTTGATTACAGTGAATCGCGCCAGCGTTACAAAGGACCCGGCATTTAAGGGGTCTGTGTGGGCGAATCTCTATCCCGAGAATGATGCTAAAGGCGGCACTATTACAATTGCCCGCCAGATCAATCAAAAGAAAACTGCAGAGTTTCAAAACGCACAAGCGAATCGCCGCCTAGGTGCCAACGGCAACGTGGCGAGCAAGATGAAAAATACCAATAAACGCAATATGTCGGCAGCTAAGACTGTATATGAGACTATTACCATCCCGCTGCCAGTCTGGGTTAAAGTAGTCTATGAAATCACGGTGCGTTCGGAATATCAGCAGCAACTAAACTCCATGGTGACCCCCTTCCTGACAGTCCCCGGTAACTCTCGCACGCCACGACGAATAGAAAATGAAGGACATTACTATGAGATCTTCATCGACGGAAGCTTTTCAGATACTTCCAATAAAGCAGCCCTCGGAATGGATCAGCGTAACTACGAAACTACGATTAATATTGAAACACTGGGCTATTTGATCGGCGACGGCGAAAACCAAGAAAAGCCTAAGATTGTGAAACGCGAAAACGCAGTAGAATTTCAGTTTGCTCGCGAAAGAACAATCGTTGGAGATATACCTGACACTATTAAAGATGGATTTTATAGAGAATAGTACCATTCAGACTATTTACGACTATTTACTTTTGAACATTTCTTAATGTGTAGGAGAACATAACTAATGTCAGTTAAAAAGTACAGATTCGTATCCCCTGGGGTTTTTGTTAGTGAGATCGATAACTCGCAGATCCCCGAGTCCGGTTTGAACATTGGACCGCTCGTCATCGGACGCGCCGCCTCCGGACCAGCCCTACGCCCCGTCACGGTGAGTTCTTTTGAAGAGTTCGTCAATATCTTTGGATCCCCTGCTCCTGGTGGAGCCAGCGAAGATGTATGGCGAGAGGGAACGAATAAATCTTCTACAACCTATGGCATGTATGCTGCACAGGCATACCTGCGCAACAGTTCGCCACTAACCTATATCCGCCTCTTGGGCGCCAACAATGTTGATGCAACGCCAAGTGTCGCTGGCAATGCTGGCTGGAAGGCTGATGGCGACGCATGGGGGCTGGTTGTCTTCGAGGAAGATACCGCCACTGCTGCTAGTGCTAGTGTGGACTGTGTTTCAGCCGGCTCGACCGGCACAACACTTAATATTACAGGATCAGGCGGTGACTCGAACGCGTTTAAGCTGACCATCGGCGCCGCCAACGCCGCTGGCCAGGTAGGAATCGGCACGACCAACGCAGAGCTAGCCACTAATCTAGCTCTCCATATCAACGATTCCGGGTCGGACGCAAAACTTTCAGCCACAGCTGCAAGCGCTGTGGTGACCATCAAAGCAGTCAATGTGGGAACTGGTGGAAATGTCTATGAACTCACATCCTCGGACGCGTCATATTTTAGTGTGACCGCGCGCACCGGCGACTCTACAAAGGGCAGGTTTGGCGGCGGTGTAGATCCGTCACTTGACGGCGCCCTCGCAGCAATCTTATACAGCACCGATAGTGGCACAACATTCGCCCTTAGTGGTGCTCTAGCAGACTTCACCGACGTAACCCCTGCAGATGGCGCTGATGTTGCCGCGGCAAATGCTGTTGTCCGTGCAGTCGGACCTAATAAGGAATTCAAGCTTGTAGTCAATAACTATAAGGGATCAAGTGACCTCACTACTACCTTCAATTTTACAACTACGGACAGCCGCTACATTCGCAAGGTTTTTAACACTAACCCTCAATTGACGAATGCAACAACTACCGACTCTAGCGCTCTGGTGAAATATTTCTTGGGTGAAACCTTTGATCGTCACCTGAATGCTAATGTGACCAGTAATACAGCCGCCACCACCTATGCATCCATCGTCAAACTCGACGGCGGAACAAGTAATAAGGAAGGCGGCAACTACAAGACTGATCTTAAGTCGGCCCGCACGCCCAACATTATCAGCTGCCGCCTTTCTCCTTCGGCCAACCCCGTAAATCTCTTCCACATCGAAGCTCTAGAGCAGCCCGGAGATTGGTCTAACCGAAACATCAAGGTATCCATCCAGGATATCAAGCGTTCGACTAACAATAGCACTGATTATGGTACTTTCTCTGTGGTGGTCCGACACCTCAGTGATTCAGATAATGTAGTCCGCATTATTGAGCAGTTTGATGGCTGTGACCTTAACCCTAACTCGCTTAACTATGTTGCCCGAAAGATCGGAACACAGCAGCGTGTGTGGGACTCTACTTCTCGCCGCTTGCGCCAAGAAGGAGACTGGCCCAACAACTCTAATCACATCCGCGTTGTAATGAGTTCGGCTGCCGACGGCGCCGACTCCTCGTTGCTCCCCTTCGGTTTCCAGGGAATGCTTAAGTATGATAACGAAACATTCCTTTCGCGCTCCGTAGGCAACTGGGTCAGCGGCGCTGCGGGACCAATTCCATCTAGTACTGATGGTTTCGGACCCTTCTACGCTTCCGGTTCAGCCCTGTCAGCCTCCCTATACTACCCAGCGCCAGAGCTGCGCCTCAGTGCTTCGGATGGCGGACTTAGCAATAGAACTGACGCATATTTCGGACTCCAGACGACAGAGACCGCCGGCGGCACAGTATTTGATCGCTCTACGATCGATCTTCTCCGCCCCCGCGGCGGCATTGCCGACGATATGCATGCTGCTGCGCAGAGCGGTATCACTGAGCGCTCCGTGAGCTTCAGTCTCGATGATGTTTCCGGCTCCCAGGGTATCTGGGTCAGCGGATCGCACAATCTGGCAGTCGGCGGATCCCGCGGCGGCTCCCTTACTCGCGCTAATGGTGCAGTATCTGGTGTGCTCGATGCCGGTTATGACCGATTCAGCATTCCAATGTATGGCGGTTTCGATGGTGTTAATATCACAGATATGGACGCTTTCTCCAACAACAACATTGGAGCATCCGAGACAACCAGCTATACTCTCAACACTATTCGACGAACAATCGATACCATCGCCGACCCAGAGGCAGTTGAGATGAACCTGGCCACCATCCCGGGTCTCACCAATGATGGGCTCACCACACACTTAGTGAATACATGCGAGGATCGTGCAGACGCCCTAGCAATTATTGATCTCCCGGATGCTTTCCAGCCACGACAAGAGGGTACATCGGTTAATCGCTTGAACGAAGCTAGCACGATTACAACTCTTATCAACGGTCTTCGTTCGCGAGGACTCAATTCCTCCTACGGCTGCACCTACTACCCATGGGTCCGTGCCCGCGACACCATCAACGGCGCTATGGTATGGCTCCCGCCATCCATCCCTGCTTTGGGTACCTTCTCTAGCTCCCAGCGCAAGACGCAGGTCTGGTTCGCTCCAGCCGGCTTCAACCGCGGCGGACTGACAGAGGGCTCCGCTGGCATCCCAGTGGTCGATGTAGCTCACCAGCTGCGCCGCAAGGACCGTGATGACCTCTATACAGCCAACATCAACCCAATCGCCAAGTTCCCAGCAGAGGGTATTGTAATCTTTGGTCAGAAGACCCTGCAGGTTACACCTTCGGCACTGGATCGCATTAACGTGCGACGCTTGATGATCTTCGTCAAGAAGCGTATTTCTCAGATTGCAGCTGGTCTGCTCTTTGACCCCAACGTCAAGCAGACATGGTTGCGCTTCACTGCTCAGGTTAATCCCTTCTTGCAGGATGTGAAAACAAACTTTGGTTTGTCGGACTTTAAGGTTGTCCTGGATAGTAACACAACCACACCAGAGCTGGTGGATAGAAACATTATGTATGCACAGATTTTCTTGAAGCCAACCCGAGCTATTGAATACATTGCAATCGACTTCAATATCTCGCGCACTGGAGCATCGTTCGAGGATTAATATAAAAAGGAGGGTAGTTTGCGCTGCCCTCACTATATAATATAAGGATTACAGGAGACTATTTAAATGCCATTTTGGACAAGCGCACTATCAGAGCCCCGGCGATCACATCGCTTTTTGCTCACCCTACCCAATCTCGCCTCTGCTAACGGCGCGTTCACTTACCAGCAGTACCTGGCCAAGTCGGCAACAAAGCCGTCTTATCAGGTCGGAGCCACTGAGCACAAGTTCCTGGGTAACACTTATTACTACCCAGGCGTAGTTACGTGGCAACCAGTATCGGTAGTCCTCGTTAATGCTGTCAATCCTGACGGCAACCAGATTCTTTATGATGCACTCGTTAATTCGGGTTACTTGAAGCCTGACGTTCAGCAGGATGTATTCCTGAGCCCAAGTCAGGCTCCATCTACGGTTAATAAAGCCGCAGCTGTCCGCGTAGTCGGCGATGTGATCATTGAGGAACTCAATGGCGAAGGCGGACTGGTAGGAACATGGACACTGAATAACTCCTTTATTACGGATGCTAAATTTGGTGATCTTAACTACGATAATGATACTCTCCTTAATATTGACATTACTTTCAGGTATGATTGGGCTGAGTATGTGTCTGGAGCCGCTGTAGCTGCTGCTACTGATCTCTAAGATTGAAAGAAGGTGACTTTTGTCAAGAAGGAATAATGAAGAGCGGTTTGGCGCACCGCACCCCGACGCGCCAACACCCACCCCAACTATAGAAGCTGAGAATAATATCTTCTCTTTCGTGGTACCCACGGAGTTTGTGGAGCTACCAAGCGCCGGCGCCTATTATGCTGAAGGGCACCCCTTGCATAAAGCCGCGACGGTGGAGATTAAGCACATGACCGCTAAGGAAGAGGATATTCTCACCTCGGCTTCTCTCATTAAGAGTGGTGTAGTGCTCGACCGGCTGGTCCAGTCTGTTATTCAGGACAAGACCATCGATCCTGGCACCCTCCTGTTGGGAGATAAGAACGCTATTCTAGTTGCAGCCCGTATCACAGGATATGGACCCCACTATGATGTAAATACGCGATGTCCCTCGTGCCAGAACAAGACAGATCAGGTATTTAATTTAGAAGACATCAAGTCTAGTCGCTCTACTATTAATGATAATGTAGAAGACAATGGTGATGGAACCTTTACTTTTGATTTACCGGCTGCTGGTGTCCATTTGACCGTTCGGTTGCTTACATCAGCGGACGAGCAGACATTGTCCCAGACCATCGAGAACAAGAAGCGGATAACCAAAGAGACCTCTCCAGTTACAGATCTGCTCAAGTCCGTCATTGTTTCGGTTAATGGGGTCACAAAGCCTTCCATGCTCCACGAGTTTGTGGATCTCATGCCTCTCAGTGATGTACGCTTTCTGCGGACCACTTATGAAGACCTTAAGCCAGATGTGGATCTCACATTTGATTTTACCTGCGCCCAATGCGATCATGAAGGCGAGGTAACAATGCCATTAACGGCAAAGTTTTTTTGGCCTGACCTCTGAGTATCAAAGTAGTGTTTATGAGGAGTTCTTCACTCTTAAACATTATGGCGGATGGTCCTTTACAGAAATGTATAATTTACCGGTCGCCCTACGCAAGTGGTTCCTCCAGCGAACCATTGAAGAATTCAAAAAACAAAAAGAAGCAAACGACGCCGCAATGCAAAAGTAGCACTTCTTGCTGTTCTAACTATTTATAGGTATAAGAGGAATATAAAAGATGGATGAACTGGCAAAAGACGTTATAAATCTTAACAATTTAGATGGACAACTTTCCGAACGCGTATATAGTAAATTCGCTGGACAAGTCCGCAAGGCACTATTGAGTTTATACTTTGCTGGCTTTGATGTTCCCCTGGGTCTCAGAGGAACCAAGAATCAAATCGACAGCTTCATGGGTGCGCTCTCGGGAGAGAAGCGTTACATGGATTCTTATATGAAACATGGATTGGGCGATCAGCGCACACTTAACTCCCAATATAAATTGAACCGATCAGTCAAGGCTTTTGAGAGCGAAACAGGTCTCCGCTGGCCATTCAAGAACTAGGGGAGTAAGAAAGTCTCATGACCGCCGAACAAGCCCTACAAGCTATTCTCGAAGAACTTAGGAAACAAAACAGGAACCGCGGAAGCGGCGATGGATCCAAATCCCCCCGCGCCTCGGAGCTAGCTGCGTCGGGCCTCACGGAGCTGCAGAAGGAAATAGACCTCCTCAACCAGAAGAGTCGGATAGATGCTGATTTTAACCAACATCAGCAATTGCGTTTAGAAAGATTACAGGATCTCAAGAGAGCCCAAGAAGCGCTCAATGACGCCGAAGCAGATGGCGCCCAACCAAGCGACGCGCGTCTCAAAGAACTCACGAAGAATGTTAAAGACGCCGAAAAAGGCGTCGATGACCTGACTGATGCTATCCAGAGACAAAACGACGCCGGCAAGTCGGGCGCGGCAATCTTCAAATCCCTGACCGACAGCGTCCTTGGTCTCTCGGGACCCATGGAATCGATCGGTCAAATGTTCGACGGCAGCAAGAGCGACATAGCCAGACGCTTTAACGACCTAGGGGTTAGTTTCGCCAACGCAGTAGTATCAGGAGAACTCTTTATAGGCATCAGCCTGAAGATGATTGACTCGCTCGTTACGATGGCTCTAGAGACCGACGCAGCTCTCGCCAGTTTCCGAGCTAGCACAGGCGCCGGCAATGAATTTAACGCGGTCATAGCGGATATCGAACGCTCGACCTTTGCAGCAGGGGTGACATTCGGCGATGTAACAGCCGCAGTGACGTCTCTAAAGAATGTATATACAGACTTCACATATCTGTCCGAACAACAGATGGGAGCCCTCGGCGAGACTACGGCACTACTGCAAACAATGGGACTAGAGTTTGGCACGCAAAGCGAAGTAATACAGATAGCCACGCAGGCGATGAACATGTCATTAGGCGAGAGCCAGACATTGATGCTGGATATTGCCTCCATCGCCCGTTCGCTTGGTCAGGACGTAAATGATGTCGGACAAGACTTTATACAAAATGCCGACTTCTTGGTTCGTTTTGGCAAAGACGGCAAAGAAGTATTCGAGGACCTCGCTGTATCCGCCAAAGCTCTTGGCGCTGAGCTGGGCTTGCTGGTAAAAGTCATGGAAGGATTTCAAACCTTCGACGAAGCTGGAATGCAAGTTGGGCGACTTAATGCTATTTTAGGCGGACCCTTCCTTAATGCTATGGACATGCTTAATGCTTCATATGAAGATCCAGCTGAGGGTATTCGTATGTTGCGTGACGGCTTCGACGCCGCTGGCAGATCGATCGAAGATCTAAGTGGCGCTGAATTGATGGCTGTCAGCAAAGCCATGGGGCTTTCTCTTACTGAGACTAAAGAGCTGTTGGGGGAAACCAATGAAGAAATGGAGATTCGCCGCATAAAGGAGGCGGAGATCGCCGCTGAAGCAGCCAAAACTCAAAGTATCACAGATGCTTTGAGTAATTCTATGAAAGCGCTTTATATCAATATGGAGCCCTTGATAACTAACGTATTTATTCCATTTACTCAAACAATAAGTGGCTTTGCCACAGCTATTGGAAGTTTGCTAAGTACTCAAGCCGGCTTTGTCGGGTTTATGACAGCCATCGGCGCCAGCCTCGGGGCTGGAATTGGGCTGATGCTGGCCTTTACAGCTGCGATACCAGTCGTCGGCGCCACCATGGCAGCTTTTTCACTCCAACAGGCAGTGATGTATGCCGGCATTGGTGCGGCGCTGGGCGGCGCTGCGGGCTTCGGTCTCGGGCAGCTCGGCGTCTCCGCCGGCATGGGGGGAGGCGGAGGAACGACCACAGTCAAGCCTAAGGCTCGCTTCGCCAGCGGAGGCGTTGTGCAAGCTACCTCCGTAGCCATGGTCGGCGAACATGGACCGGAGATGGTGGAGATGCCTGTGGGATCCCGTGTTACCTCTGCCCCCGTTACACAGCAACTGACAGATGCTATAGCGAACTTGTCCCGCCAGTTAAATAATATGAACGCCGGAACGGCGGGCACACAGCAAATCGCTGTTTATATCGGCCAAGAAAAGATTGATGAACTAGTTGTTAAGGGGCTTAATTCCAACGCTGGACGCAAAGCCCTCAGTCCGTTTGGGAACGGGTAGGGAGGAATAAAGCCGTGTTGATGCCACGAATGAGAAACGATGAGTTCTTTCAGATTAAGATTGAACACATGCCAACAGGGAAAAAAACAGAGTTTGAGGGCTGGGTGACTGAGTTCAATGATAAATTTACGTCAGATTGGACCCCTACAAAGGTGTATGGGCGCATGGACCCTTTGGCGACGTTTACGGGTACCTCCCGCACTATATCACTAGGATTTGATGTGGTTAGCGATAACTTGCAAATGGCTAGAAATAATCTTCATCGCGTAAATAAGCTTATAACTTTTTTATACCCAGTTTATCAACAATCATCGAATGCATCCCGCGACCGACAGGGAAAAACACTTCAAGCAGCCCCCCTTATAGGGCTTAAATGGGCAAACTTGATTACTGATGCGGCCGCCAGTGGTCAATTAATAGGCTACTTAGGCGGACTTAGCTACAATCCGGACATGTCCCAAGGCGGATTCGGCTATAGTTATGAAAATGCCGTCCCGATGCCGTTCAATGTCCGATCGGAAATTTCCGACTACATCATCAGTGACACTCCCGCCACCGCTGAAGTATATTCTGAAACAACAGAGACCCACACCACCAATCAAAGCTTATATATTCCCAAAAAACTTAGCCTCAGTTTTGAATTTACCGTCCTTCACCAACACCTGAATGGGTGGCGATATGACTCCTTGAATGATGGCTATGTCTTCGGAGATAGGTATGTAAACGATAGTTACCCCCACATGCCATCAACGAAGACCATCGAAACAGCAACCACGTTCATCCACGAGGTGCTCCCCACAAATTACGATGATAACGAGAGCTTGAGCCCACAGCTTCCACTCACATTCCGCGAGCCAGGTCCTATTACCAGGCAGCGCGCTATTGATATTCTTGATCGTGATTACGGAATAGAGGACTAAAGGATCCCAAAATGACAAATCGCTATGACAATCGTATAATCTTTCGAAACGACAATGAACTCTATGAGAACATAATCAAGCCCCGTGGGGTGGATTCCATCAGGCACTATGGATCACCGTACCTTCACTATCCCGACCAGCGCGCACTGAGGTCCATCACCCAGTTACATCATGTTTGGGCAGTCGGAGATAGATACTATAAATTAGCGCATCAGTACTATGGCTCCTCGCGTTATTGGTGGGTCATAGCTCAATTTAATCAGAAACCCACAGAGGCTAACATAGTCATTGGCGACACCATTTATGTTCCCACCCCTCTAGAGGCATGCCTGCGCGCATTTAAGGGAGGCTAAGAATCAATGCCCCCCACTAGTTCAGCACCCCCTACAACATCAATAATCACCTATGAAGTCAAAGAAGCCTTCAGGGAATTGCTCCGCAACTATCAAAAGTCGATGTTTGCCCAGATCGCTTATGATAAGTTTGTGGGAACCGGACAAGCCAGCGAATTCGACGCGGGATATTACGAGCATAGGAGTGTGATCAAAGCTGCCACCAACGACTTGGTGGAGAATAAAACGCAAGCTGAAGCAGCACTAGGAGACTTATCACACTTTAAAGACAATCGTACGGTCTTCCGTCAGGCCGGACTCCTCACGGGCATCGACCCCGAAGTCTTTGAGGACTACCGCGTCGAGGCGGAGGAGTTTAGACTGCTCAGCACGCGCTCTGCGGGCGCCACGTTCCAGGATGAGGATATTGAATATGATACCGGCGTTGATTATGTTGCTCAACCAAACATCACACGAAAATATTCTTTTATGGAGACGACACCTTACGTCTCCCAGATCCTCAATTCGGAGAGCAGCAAACTCCCCGCGAACGGCACGCGGAACGCCTCTAACTACTCCTTCTTTTCAAACCCAGCTATTTTACAGTACCTTAATAATAAGGCATGGCAACTTTCCCGGGGTACATCACAAACAACCGGCGCCCCTTCCACCTCTGTGGCCACATCACAGTCCCCTACCGGCGTCCGTATGCTGCTCATTGGAGATAGCCAGACAGGTAACCACAATGGACCTGCAAGCTATGGAGACGGCGTTCCGCAAACTACACTCAAAGGATGGATCGGCGAACACCTCCAGGACGAATGGTATGACAAGGCAGCCGGTGAGGAGGACCCCGAGTTATATGTCATTTCCACGAACGGTTGGGGACTCCGGAGCCACTCAACCGGCGGGAGACCCTCTCAGGATATTCTGAATGCTCTCGACAATTTTAAGCCTACGGTTGTTGTTATACAACTTGGCGCCAATGACTCTGAAGACGCTTATAAAGGGAACCTCACCAAGTCTGAATACCACGGACTCACACAAGCATGGATGGACGATATTACTGCAGCGGGCATATCCGATGTTCGCTGGCTAGGCCCCTCATATGCTACCGCCACGAAGTCATGGATTACTGAGCCGGATGGATTGTATGAAAACGCACGGCAGATTGTTCGGGATTGGGTAGCGGAAAAAGCGAACAGCACCACCGGATTGACTTATTATGATATGGTGCCTCTGACGCAAACCCTGACGCTGCAGTCCGACGGCGTGCATTTTGAAGTCCCAGATCAATACCAGTTTTGGTCGGAAGATTTGACCAATGCCGGCGCTCCCCTCGACTACGCCAGTCTCGCCCTCACCACTAATACCACGGCTCTTGCGACCCCCACGGTTCCCTCTGACCTAGCAGAAACATACCAACAACTAGCACTTATCTTGGCGCAGGATACTCGTCAGCTTATAGCCGATAGCCTGAAGGTCGTAGAAGCGACGTCCAACAATGGCACAGACGTTCCGGAACTTAAAGACTGCACGGACCCGGCCACTTGTTTCGTACCCGGATTGGGCGGTCCCATCTACCCTGTAGTCGATTGGTCGAACTCGGTTTCGATTATGGATGGTATCATCCATGATATCCGAACCGTTCGCATGGAGGCGTGGGATAATATGTCTGCGAGCGAACAGGACGCTGTGCCCGGAGACATTGAGGTTGGCCAGACTCTAGGCGACCCAACATTCAGTTTTGGTGGCTTCGGACTGGGTCAGGCGAAGAGTGCCGGATCGCAGATCTTCTATGCCAATACCCACGCACCCCCTTTGAAGGCGCTTGTGAGGCAGCACATAGACGCAGTTATGAACCCCCAACGCCTCCGGGACTATGATTCTCTCCTGCAGCCCATCTTCGAGTTTGAGTCGGTTCCCTTCCCGGCTCCGGGCACTCCCGAATACGAGGCTGGAGTGCAGAAAGAGTTTGACGCTATTTTGAACTTTTTTGGTGTAGTAGCCCCCGACGATCCCCTCCCTGATCGCCCCCTGGCGCCGCGGCTTGCTGACCTCCGGGGAGAATCACTTAGAGATCTCCAGGAAGTTCTCGCTGGACTAGCACGGAACCTCACACCCTTCGACATGCAATGTTATTTAATGGAAAACATTGAAGAATTAGCTGCCGCCCGAACGACCATCCCCGCCTTTTTGGCAGACTACCAGCATACAATGAAGTTGCGCTCCGCGACACACGCACCCGCAGTAACCCCCAACATACTCAATCATGGCGCCCCGCAAAGCTCTCGCGCCGCACGGATCAAGGAGATCTTAAGCCTCTGCCCGGATGTGTATGCTGCACTGGTACCGTCTATAAAAATATATCGTGTTGAGTATAATAAGGACGGTTCCCCCAAAATAGATCCAGACACTCGACTCCCGATCGAGAATGAGTTAATGATCCCCAACTTTGTCGATCCCGCCGATGTCGCTGCTATCCTAGACGGCTCACGAGGACGCATTCCTGGCGCAGGCATTAAATCTTTTTCCTGGTCCTTAGAGGGAGTTCAGCCTGAAGAAGTGGATAATAATATAACTGCTGAACTGGTTATTTATTTTCAAAGCATCAATGATTTCTTTCGCGGAGCTTCCCAAGCCGGCGATAAAGAGCCCAACTTTTTGGATTTACTGATTAATTCCCCATCAGCCAAAAGGAAAGAAGATCAACGCGAGCGCACCTTAGGGTCGAATGAATCCGTTTGCGACGGAGTATCCAAGCATAAGCATAGACTCTATGAAGGTAGGGAATATCGACTTAAAGTGGTTGCTGGCTGGTCAGCTCCGCATAATTTGGAGGATTGGGTCGCCCCGGGCTCTAATATAGACGCAACAGCCCTCAGTTGGGCTATAGAGCAGACCAAAGTATCTCTCTATTTGACTCAGGTACGCCATAATTTGAATTTTAATGAGGATGGCTCTCTGGAACTAACGATAGACTACCAGGCGGGAATAGCGGGACTTCTGACGTCGCCTAAGGCAGACATTTTTGCGCAAGATATCGCATCCCATAAAGATTTACTCAGAGATATCGACGAAGAACTGGAGGAGATCGACGATCTCGGTGCTGATAACCGAACCAGTACGCAAAACGAACGGCGCTTAGAACTGCTAGAAGAGAAGAAGCGCTTACGACAACAAAACCAGTTGATTAAATATAGAAAACTTCTTGAAGAGCTCACACAACCTTCGAACTCAAAGATTCATTATCTCATGGTAGATCCCCGTGAATTTCAGCTTACCCCTTGGCACAAACTCACCGAAGAACAACGAGCCGCTCGCGCAAAAAGGCGCCTGAACCCTAACACCGGTACCTTGGAATTCGCTGACGCCGGCCGACATACTCTGACACTACTGGAGGCTATCAGAAACGCCGAAAATGACAGTGAAGCAAATGCCGCAGAAGAATATTCCGAAAATGAGACAGCACGATATGATCAAATTAGCAACTCTTCAGATACCACAGCAATTCCTTTCTTTTATTTGGGCGACTTGATTGATAATGTTATAGAGCAAATGAAAAAAAACAACGGAGGCGAAAAAATTCATTTTGATATGTTCTTATCGGATGTTGATGTCATTAACCCTCTCGTAGCATTTCAAGCAAAAGACCTAGAAGAGGAACTCCTCTGCGGTAACCTTAATGATGCTCAGTTTATGCAGCAGTTGATAGCTAGCGATCCGGAGACATTTAGTACGGCCAATCAGTTTAGTAATATCATGAATATTGGAGACATTCCTATTTCCCTTGACGCATTCCAACTGTTTTTTAAAAATAAAGTGGTGAAGCCAATGAGGCCAACATATTATTTTCTTTACTTCATTAAGCAACTTTGCGCAGAGCTGGTCACACGTGCCCTAGGAAAAGCTTGTTTTGGGCTCGACCTCACATTACAACAACGCTTTGATGCCCAGCCCGTAGCATATCAGGACGACACCAACTCGGGACCATCCTGGTTTGAAGTAACTAGTGAATCCAAGGTTACGGAATTGGCCCGCCGGAGCGATATTCTTCCCTCTACTCCCACATCTCATGTCCGCCAAGGACTTGTGTTGATGCCAACAGACGGGCGCCCCAGGAATCTTCGAGGAGACTATGATGCCGACTTTAACCGCGGTATTTACCATCATTATATTGGAGCATCATGCGGACTCCTCAAAACGCTCAAATTCTCCCGAGAAGACCAGCCCCTCTTGCGAGAAGCTAAGATCCAACGAGAAGGTGCCCTAGGTGCCGAGCAGCTCCGAGAACTCTACTCAGCGAATTTAGATTTAGTGGGAAATAATCTATATAAGAATGGCATGTATATTTATATTAACCCAACCTTATTAGACGCCGATACTCAACAGCTTGATTATCTCGGACTTCACGGCTACTATCTAGTGACTGGGGTGAGATCTAAACTCACTCCAGACGGATTTGATACTAATATCGACGCGCTTCATCAAGCCATCGAATTTGCTCAGCCCGATAACTCACTTACCATGCTTAATGTCATTGGGGAAACTCCCCCTCCTGAAAGAAACCCCGCGCGCGACAATCGTCGAATTGCCGCCGCTCGCCACCAAGCTCGCGTCGATGAGCGCGCTGTCGATCCCACGAGCGCAGCCTCGCGCCAAGCAGCCGAAGAGGAACTAGAGCGCGAACGAAAATTCGGCTCCTCCTACACCGGAGTGCATGTTCGCGGAGCGCAGCTGATCGATCTCGGATCGCAGGCGATAACCATCCTTAAGCGCGACATCGCCAAGGTGTTTAGCCCGTTTGGAGACGACTAATACAAAATGCCCCCTAATAATCCCACAACACCGCTTGGAAAAAACTCCCTTAGCTCTTATGCTTTATATTTCCAGCGAGAATATTACAAAGATGCTGTATATCCCAGTTATTTAGTAGAACCCTTAGATACATGGTACGATAAACAGTTCTATGGATTGGTGGATCCTCTACAAAACACGATCACCCCCATCCCAGCCACTTTAAAGTCTTTTAAAAATAGTATCGATCCTAATCTTATAGCTTTTAACTTTGTGGTTGATGCATTTGATGCCTTCGTGGCGCATATGCAAAAGGGAGTCATTGTTGGCGCCCTTAATCGCACCGGCAACCAGACCATAACAAACATGAAAGCTGTTCAGGGCTTTTCTGATTCATCTGCACAGTACATGAAGTTCTTGGACCAGATTCACACGACCTTTGTTAATAGGATGAGTTTGCGAGACTACAACAAGGCAACTGATTTTCAGACTTATGCCAATCAACTAGTAAGATATCTCAAGAATCTATCTGAAGCTCTCCCTGTAACTCGCTCTAATTATTTATTGGGTGGGTTTGTCAATAGCTTAAGTTCTGGACTCTCGGTGGCTATAGAGCTAGGACGCCCTGCGGACGATACGTATAAATACGATAATTATATTAAGGACCCTAACTTTTCGTTCTATATAAAAGCTGCGAAAAAGTTTGGATTCACTGTTAATAAAAATTTGCCATGGCTCCTAACCGCGGATCTCTTCAGCGATGCCATTATGCCCTATTTAACGAACTATCGTACCAATGATTTCGTCATTCCAACTAAAGATACATTTTTTGATTTCTACTATCAGCCAACATACCTAACAGATATAGAGTTATTAAGGTCCTTTATCACTACCTCGTATGCCCGCTTTCAGGAGCAGAGCCCACTTTATGATGATATTACTCTTAATGCCTGCGGAGAACAGACCGTCACGGTACGCACTCGTTTGGGGGCCACAGTGGGCGTCGATACATTATTGACCGATAAGTTTATGGCTCTCCTTTACCTCGAATTACGATCCAATGAGGTAAATAACCCGATAAAAAACCTAAAACAAGTAGAACGTCAAATTGCCACCATCTATAATTCGCCCCCCGATAGCACAATAACGCCCCTTCAGAACGTTGCAGAATACATCAATACAATTTTTAGAGATTATATCTATGATGTGAGCTACTTGATGCTAAATCAAGAAATTGTGCGACAAGGGCTTGACAATCAGGCCAGATCTGGTAATATTAGTACAGCTGGAGCAGTTAGCCAGCAGTTGTACTAGGAGAAAACTTGCTTTTTCAGGTTCTGGATCATAAGAAAGATTGCGTCGGATATTTCGCCGACAACCACATTCACTCAACAGGCAATGTACCCTCCCAAGGGACCACTTGGGAGATGTCCGAGCATATGCACGGTGAGGCGTACGAGCTAGGACGCATCTACAGCCAAGGAGCGCCTCTTACAGACGTTTGTCCGGAAGATATGAAGGAGGACTGGGAAAAGATCAAGAAGACGCTTAAATCGTGTCTGAGAGCCTTCAACACTGCCAAGCTTTCTTTGCATGAAAATTGCCTTTATGACGTATTGCCCGAATACTTCCTTTATGAGTACCTAAGTGCCAAAAATAAGATTACCCAACATGTAGTTGAGAATCTTCCGAGACCTAAGAATCATGACGAGATGCTAAATCTCAATAAGATGCTCGTTGATATCCGCTCCCGGCACTTAAACATCAATATCAACCCCATTAAGCACCTTTTAAGCTCAGTCCGCGGTATGAACTTCCACCGCACCCTCCATAACGTGCGACACGTATGTGACTATAACCCATGGGGGACGATTACAGGCAGACTCTCTACCCACCCTCACACCTTTCCGATTCTGACAATGAATAAGGAGTTCCGAGCTTGTATTCAGCCTGTTAATGACTATTTGGTTGAACTGGACTTTAACGCCGCAGAGCTAAGAGTACTGTTGGCATTGGCTGGCGTTGAACAGCCCCAAAACGACATTCATGACTGGAATGTAAAGAACATTTTTGGAGCCCAGCTGACTCGTGAGGAAGCTAAGACGAAGACTTTTGCGTGGCTGTATTCTAGTAAAGAAAACAAGGACTTAGAGCGACTTTATAGCAAGGATTTAGTGCGAAATAAGTACTGGGATGGCTGTAAAATTGAGACAGATTATGGTAGAATAATAGATAATGTAGATGAGCATCATGCTCTTAACTACATCGTTCAAAGCACCACTATTGATATGGTGCATGAGCAGGCATACAAGGTATTTGAGTTGTTGAGGGAAAAGAAGAGTTATATTTCATTTTTGATTCACGATGCGGTCTATATTGATTTGGCCGAAGAAGATCGCTATGATTTGTTGAATCTACTTGACACCTTCAAGAAAACCCGTTATGATATGTTCAAGGTTAATGTCTCCGCGGGTAAGAATCTCGGAGAAATGAAGGAATTAAAGCTGTGAAGAAGATTTATCAAAAACTAGTAAGGGATCGCATCCCCGGCATCATTGCAGACGACGGCAAGTCCTTTGCCACGCGTAAGGCAGACGAAGAGGAACTCCTTTCCTATGCCTTCAAGAAGCTCCACGAAGAGATTCAAGAATTCACAGAGGACCCTTCCGCAGAGGAGGCAGCTGATGTAATGGAGATCTTTCACTTTCTCTGTGACAAGCTAGACATCCGGGATAGCATGATCATGGCCCAGGCTACTTCTAAGCGCATCCTGCGCGGCGGCTTTGACCAGGGTGTTATTCTTGAATGGGTAGATGACGAATGATAGTGGTAGGTCTAGGCAAAGCTGGTTGCAATATTGCCAAAGCATTCTCCAAATTCCCCCAGTATGAGACATTTGGGATTGATACAGATGAATCAGCGGATATTACAATCCGAAAGAAGTCCAGCCACGAGGACTATGATGAAAACTTCCCCAACCTCCGTAGGAAACTCAAATTCAGCAACGAGGACGTTAGTGTCATCATTGCGGGATCCGGACAGATCTCTGGAGGCTCGCTGCGCCTGCTGGAGCAGCTGAACAAGAATAGGCTGACAGTGATTTACATTCAGGGCGACACCGCCATTATGTCAGAGGTTCAGAAGAAGCAGGAAAAGATTGTTAGAAATGTCTTGCAAGAGTACGCTCGCTCTGGTATTATTGAGAGTGTGATTATGG